CGAACTTAGCAAATATGTAGAAATATCTTTTCAGATGGTAAAAGACTCGAATCACTGCCAGTTAAGAATCTGTAATGCAAAGAAAAACGCGTTTCCAGAGGAAAATATGTCTAAAGTCGTTTTGGCGTTTTTAAAAGAACGCCTTAAAGATGTTGACAGAATCACAATTTCAGAAAATCCGACTGGTTTTACATTTGATAATTTTTGCGGCTCATATACTCTCGGCAATCACGGAGAAATGAAGAATTTCGCAAGTTCTGTAAATGATTTTGAAAGACTATATAATCAGCAGGTAGACTATGTTATCTGCGGACATGTACATCATTTCAAGGCGGAAGAAGTCGGAAAAAATTCTGAAGTAATCGCATGTCGTTCTATTATGGGTGGAGACCCGTATGGCGCATCTCTAAATAGAGTTTCTAATGCAGGCGCATCGTTATTCGTTTTCGAAAATGGAAAAGGAAAAACCTGCGAATACACAATTAAATTAGATTAGATAATTTGAGGGAAATATCTCCCTCTTATTTTATACAAACAAAAAAGGATTTAAAAAGGAGAAAATTATTATGGTAAGAAAAAATGAATTTATTACAGCAATCGTAAAAAAAGTTGACGGATTAACAAAGAAAGATACAGCAATTATCTTAGATGCTATTTCTGAGACAATTACAGAGTGTCTTGTAGCTGGCGGCAAAGGAGAAAAGATTAATCTTCCGGGACTTGGTTCATTAGAAGTAAGAGAAAGAGCTGGACGAGAAGGAAGAAATCCTCAGACTGGCGAAAAGATTGATATTCCTGCAAAGCTTTATGTGAAGTTTAAAGCATCTAAGGCTTTTAAAGACGCTATCGCCGAATAATGGAGGATTTATGAGATTTATAGATTTTGATTCTATGTCAGATTTCGCTGAAAAGCTTATTCAGGCATCTGTATCTAGTGGCGACAAAAATCGTTATTGCGGAGTTGCTGTGTGCAATTACGAAGTGGCCACTGGGCTTCTCGAAGAATTAGCAAAACGCAGTCAAAAATTCAGACACATTGATTTATCTGCTCCCGAAGTATCTGGCTATCTTAAAGAATATGCCATTATGGTGACAGAAAAAGGAATTTACTGCGAAAAAATGTATAAGCCGAATAATATGCGCCTTAATTTTAGAGGTTGTACTATTCCGGTATATGTTCACGGAGAATGTTTTGACGAAATTGAAAATCTTGTAAATAAAGATTCTTTCGCGTTCAACATTATCCCTAAAGAATATAAGAAAGCAGAAAAGCAGCCGGATAACACTGCTCCTTCTGTTTACAGATTAATCTGGGAAAACTTTAGTTAATCTTAGATTATATTGAATTTTATAGAGCGGAAGCCGCTCTTTATTGGCTGTTGGCGAAACGGAAACGCAACGGAATTTGACTCCGTGAATTCAGGGTTCGAATCCCTGGCAGCCAGTATTTAATTGATAGTGATTTATAGAAATGCAGAATGTTTGCATTCAGGCAAAGGCACATGAGCGCCCTCTTGCCTTATAGACCACTATCACTAGCCCTTGGCTATCTTCGTGATGGTTGAGGGCATTTTTTGGCTTTTTTACGAGAAAGGATGTGATTCTTCTGGCAACTACACAAACAAAAACTCGAGGCAAAGGAAAGAATCCTCCTGTTGCGGAAGTTCGTGCCGAAAATGAAAAATTAAAAGCTGAATTAGAACGTATTAAAAATAGTGCCTATTGCCATATGTGTGACAAACACAGGTCGAGAATATATTTTTACGAAAATTATGATCCTCGGAGTAAAGGAAAAGTCTCTCCTATTTGCATCGACTGTGCAAGAAAAATTGCCATGCGAACAGACGATAAAGGGATTGAGCATTCTCCAACAAAAGAGTCCCTAATTGAAGCGTTAAGATATGTAGATAAACCATTTTTCGAATCACTATACAATTCCAGTATTGAAGAATCAAAAAATGAATTTTCTGGACAGACACCGAAAACATTTTACGGTTGTTACATGAAGAATATTCAAATGCCGCAATATCGGACGTACAGATTTAAAGATTCTGACATATTTCAAATACCGGATTCTTCTCCAGAAAAGGAAATTGACGAGCAAGAAATGATTGCTTCTAAAGAGGGATTAGATGTGTATGATAGTTTTCAGAAAAACAAAGAAGATGTTATCCGATTATTAGACTACGACCCTTTTGAGCAAGAATCTGTAAAAGACCAACCACTCTTATACTCTCAACTTCTTGGAATGTTAGATGCTGACGGAGAAGGAAATGACGACATGATGCGAATTGCTTCTTGCGTGTCTATCGTTAGAAGCTTCTTACACCAGTCTAAAATCGACGATGCAGTAACGAAAATGATGATAGACCCGCTAAGAATAAAGGATAATTCTGCGAGTATAAAATCACTGGAATCCAGTAAAGGTGACATTACTAGAAATATCACAAATTTAGCGGCAGAAAGCTGCATCTCATTGAAAAATAATAAAAATGCAAAAAAAGGCGAAAATACTTGGACTGGCAAAACAAAGAAAATGAAAAACCTGAATCTTCGAGAAAGCGAAGTAAATGGGTTTGATGTTTGGACTTGTCGGGGTATGCAACAGGTTATGGAGATGAGCGACGCATCTATTATGAAGCAGCTTAATCTTGATGAGTCTGAATGGTCTGATATTGTTGCCGAACAGCGAGTGTTGCTTAGAAAAACTCAAGAAAATTGTCGGCAATACGAAGAAATATCGCGAATTTTGCTTAGAGAGAATATTGATTTAAAGGATTTATTAAGAGAACATGATTTGTTAGAAGAAGATAATCTTGTTGACTTAGATAAACTATATTCTTGTTTCTCTGGCGAAAATGAGGAGGCTGTCTCAAATGACAATCAATCCGAAAGCTGAGAAAACAATCAATGAAATTTATTCAAAAGTAAATATCGAAGATTATAATATTAAAATTTCCGACAAAAAGACTTTAAATGAAAAATATTTAAAAAATATATTCGGCGAAGCAGACAATAATACTATCTACGTTCGTCCGGGAATATACGCCATGTCTACTAGAAAAATCGAATCTCTCATTGCTCTTGCCGAAATCCAAAGATATTATCAAGCAAATCCTGTTCGGTTTATTGATGACTGGTTCAATATCGAACTGCTTGACGCGCAAGCATATATCGTTCAAAGGGCTTGGGTATGTCCAAATGTGTTACTGGTATGTAGTCGTGGATTTGGTAAATCTACAATTACAGATATTATCATTATGGCAAAAGATATGCTGTTTTCAAATTACTGGAGCTATATTGCTAGTGGTTCTGGTAGTCAGGCTGAACAGACTTTTACGACTCTTGAAAAACTTGCGAACGATAATATTGATAGCATGATGGGTTCTACTGGCTATATTTTTAAAGATGAGGTCGAAGTTAAAAATGCCGCCGGAGACGGATTCAGTCATTCATCTGATGGGTTCTCGTACTCTCTCTACAATGGTTCAATGACGAAAACACTTAATAGTAACGTTGACAAGAAGCGCGGCGCAAGAGGCAACTTAGTTGTTTTTGATGAGTGTGGATTCTTAGACGCAGATATGATGCATACATATGCTGCTTTTGTCATTGTTAATAAAGGGTTTGCTACCGGAAAAGACAGAGATGGAAATTCGATAGACATAAATCGACTCCGTTCTATCCCCTCTCCTATTCCTAATCAGCTCTTTTATATTAGTTCCGCTTCAAGCGTGGATACTGAATTTTATAGGTTATACAGAGACTTCTCTAAGAGAATGATTATGGGCGACACCGATTATTTTGTTGCTCAAATTGATTGCGAGATTGTTTTGAAGCCAACAAAACGAGGTAAAGTTATCGCTCCTCTCTACTCTCGCTCCACTATCGAAGCAGCAATGAGAACCAATCCCGAAAAAGCTCGTAGAGAATATTATTGCGAGTTTACTACAGATGCTGGAGTTAATGCAATCGTTCGGCGAGGAGTTATTACTCGAAATGAAGAGACCCGTAAACCACTTCTATACAATGATACTGGCGACAAAAAATTCATTATTGCATATGACCCTGCTCGTTCACGAGATAATTCTGTAATTCTTGTATGTGAGGTATACGACTTTGTGCAGGTAAACGGAACTATCGATAAAAGAATGAGAATTGTTAATTGCATTAATCTTGTAGATGTCGGTAAAAAGATAAAATCCCCAATGCAGACACCAGATCAGATTGAATATTTAAAGAAAGTCATTCTTGATTATAATGGCGGAGCAGATGCTTATGGGAATATTCTGGCCGTATATATTGACGCAGGTTCTGGTGGCGGCGGTGTAAATATCGCAGACTATCTTATGCCTGACTGGACAGATAAATCTGGAATTGTTCATCGTGGATTAATTGATAAAGAATATTCTGCTGAATACGTGAAAAAATTCCCTAATGCCGTGGATAAAATTCGTCTTATGTCTCCTGCTAAGTATAAATCTGAGATGTTTGAAGCAATGATTGAATTACTGAATCAAGATAAAATCAGTTTTACATCACAATATGATAATAAAAAATATCTCACAGTATTTGATATAGACGAAGAAATGTTTCGGAAGCAAAAAGAAAAAATATCTAAGGAATTAAAAAAGAAAAAGCTAGATGAAAACGAATTCGAACGTCAATTAAGTGAAAAGATTAAAGAAATTCAATCGGTAAAAACAAAAATGATTAAGCTGGATTGGATGGATGAAATCGCTTTGGCAAATATTGATGCTTTAAAGGAAGAGCTTGTCAATATGGTTAGAAAAAAACGTGACTCTTATAAGGATTCATTTGAGTTGGCTCCTGAGAAAGCTAATAAAATGCATGATGATAGAGCCTACGTTTGTGCTATGGCGGGTTATGGATTAATGGAAGAACGCCGTAAAGCAATCACTCAAAGAAAAAAAGTTCCAAAAAAGAATCTCGTAGGACAGCTTACAATTCGAAGAGGAAAAGAAATTTCTTCACTTTAAGGAGGTGTGGCGATGCCACAAAATAAGGTGGACAACACACCTGCTACTCAACCAACCGCAAGTGAAATGCGTAGTTGGTATGAAAAGCATAAAAAGCAAATTGAAAAATATGAAGACGCAAATAATGCGTTAAAAAATCTTAGAGATGTTACAAAATCTTCTTCTTACAGAACAATAAGTAATTATAGTAAGGAGACTGTTAAATCATATCTAAAAAATATCTCAAGCAATGAAAGCAATCTTAGAAATCTATCTCGTTTCTTATTTTATAGAAGTGAAGTCTATTACCGGCTCGTGAAGTATTATGCCGGACAACTCGATTTATCTATTCGTAGCGTTATCCCAAACTACAGTCTGACCGAAGACAATGATAAAGACGCTGTTTTACAGTCTTTTGAAGAAACATCGAAAAAATTAGATGAGATGAATATTCAGTATGAATTTTTTAAGGCGGCTGTTGTTGCTCTAAGAGAAGATGCGGCTTATTACTGCGCTTATTATACCGAAGGAGAAGGATTATTTCTGCTCCCGCTCGACCCTGATTATGCAAAAATTCAAGGAGAATACAGTGACGGTTCATATGGTTTTGCTTATGACATGAGCTACTTTAGAAGAAATAAAGAATTCTTAGAGTATTGGGGAGAACCTTGGCAATCTATGAACAACGAATATGAAAGTACGGGAGAAAAATGGCAGACGGTACCAGAAGAATATGGCGTTTGTATAAAATTTAGAGCTGAAGACTGGGAAACTGTTGTTCCTCCGTTTGCTCCTATGTTCATAGATATTATTAATTTGCTAGATTTAGCAGAATATCAGGCTGTTCAAGAAGCCGCAAATATTTATAAGCTTATTTGGCTCGAAATGGAAACGCTTAACGGAACAAACGAGCCGGACGATTGGAAAGTAAATCCGCAAATCATGATTGAATATTTCGATCGTATGTTAAATGAAGCCCTTCCAGATTATGTTTCTGCCGCCATTGTCCCGGGAAAGTTGAAAGAAATTAGTTTTCCAAATGACGCTTCTACAGACGTAACAAAAGTTGAAAAAGCAACAAGTGAAATTTTGAATACTGCTGGAGGTGCTCAAGTTTTAAATTCTTCGACTGTTTCTGGTACTACTGCATTCACTGGCTCAATGAAAGTAGACTCCGAATTCGCCCTTTCTTCTCTCATTCCACAAATTGAAAGAATCGTAAATAGACTGCTTAAATATTATTGCTCTAATCCATGCAGAGTAAAATTCTTCGAAATTTCTACTTTTACGAAAGAAGAATACAAAAAGACTATGATGGAGTCTGCTCAATACGGACTTCCAACTAAATTGATGGTAAATAACTTGAATGGATTCTCTGAAATGGATACTTTAGCCCTTAATTTTCTGGAAGAAGAATGCTTGGGATTATCCGATATCTTTAGACCATTGCAGTCTTCCTATACTACTACTTCTGATTCTTCTGGCGGCGGACAGACGAAAGACGATTCCGACTTAACAGATGACGGCGAAGCGAGTCGAGATAAAAGAGACAACTCTAATTAATGGAGGTATGAATGCCAAACTTTATTAAAACATCCTTTGCAGACACTGCAGAGCAGCTACGAAAGATTGGATTTTGCGAAGTCCAATCCAGCGATGGAAAATATACATTTATAAATGACATCGAAAAGTTAGAATTTAACAACGATGTTATTGATAGAACAGAGATTAAATACAGCAATATGCTATGCATTTAGTCTTCTCCTCTTTTGGAGATAAAAAATAAATCGAAAGGAGGATTGGATGAAGAAATTACTATTTATTGAAGATTTATATGAATTTTATTTCAGCAAATACAAGCGCTCTACTCATTTTAGTTCAAAAAAAAGTGGATATCCACTCGTTGTTCAAGTGCAAGGAGGTCTTCGTTTTGACGATGATTCTAATGAAAAGGCTGGTTTACTCCCTGTTCACTTGCAATCATGCCATACAAACCTTAACGAGAATGGTTCTTTTATAAGCGATGAAAATATGGAGAAATCTCTTTCCACTTTTAAAAATCGCCCCATTCTTGCATATATACACGAAGTAGATGGACAGCCTGAATTTTACAGTCATAACATGCATGAAGATGAAAATGGAGATGTTGTATATGACGAATTTCCAATCGGAATTGTCCCAGAGTCCTGTAATGCAAAAATCGTATATGACGAAGAAAAAGACAAGAATTACGTTGAAGTCGATGGCTACATATTCGAAGAATATTCGAAAGCAGCAGAAATCCTGCAGAGAGAGCAAGAATGTGCTGTATCTGTTGAGCTTTCTATTAATGAATTAAGTTATAACGCAAAAGAAAAATATCTCGAAATTGAAGATTTCTTCTTTTCTGGAGTAACTATTTTAGGAAAAACTCCTAGCGGACAACCTGTAAATCCGGGTATGCAGGGAGCAAATATTAAATTATCTGATTTTGAGGAAAAGAACAATAGCTTATTTTCTAATTATTCAGAGCAGATATCTGAAATGCAGGAGAAGTTAGATACTCTTCTCTCTCATTTTGATAATAAAAATTCAAAGGAAGGAGGAAATATTAAGAATATGTTTGAAAAATTATTAGAAAAATACGGCAAAACCGTCGAAGACATCACATTTGAGTATGATGGTTTAACTGACGAAGAACTTGAAGCAAAATTTGCAGAAGTATTCTCCGAGAAAAATCCTTCCAGTGAAGAGAAGACATTCACAAAGTCTTTCGAGCTTTCTCATAGTGATATTCGCTATGCTTTATATAACTTATTATCCGCGTATGAAGATACCGATAATGAATACTACTACATCAACGATGTATATGACGATTATTTCACATATGAAGGCTGGTATAACAGCAAAATCTACGGTCAGAAGTATTCTAAAGATGAAGACAATGTTTCTTTTACAGGAGACAGATATTCACTTCATAGAGAACTCTTAACAGACAGTGAATATGCTGAATTAAATGAAATGCGTAAGAATTATGCGGCTCTTGTTGAATTTAAGCAGAACACAGAAAATAAAGTTCTTCATGCAGAAAGAGAAAGCATTCTCATGAGTGAAAATTATGAAGTTATTGCCGAAAAAGATTCTGAAGGTAATTTCGCGAATGAAGATTTTGCGAAACTTTTTGAGGATATGGATAATTATTCATTAGAGAATCTAACAAAAGAAGCTAATGCCATTTTAGGCAAATATGCTATTAATAAGGCGACATTCGCTGAAAACGGCGAAGCCAAATGTAAGAAGCTCACCAAGTTTGGGAATGCTTCTAAACCAAAAAAGAAAAGATATGGAAATCTTTTCGACTAATATCTGACAAAGTAATTGAGTGCCGGAAAGCACTCTTTTTTATTGCAAAAAAAGGAGGAACCACATGGCTATTAAATTTGCTGTAGACAAGCATACTGTGTGCAATCCTGGTAATTTACTCGCGAGTAAGTATGGAGAACATATGGTCAGCTTAAATATTACACAGGACACAGATAATGGACGAATTGTCAAAGTAGGCGAAATGGAAACTTTAGATGCGTACAAAGTTGAAGAGGCTAGCACTATCGATGCTTACATCTTCGATAAAAACGCTGACGGTACTTGGCTGGTTGTTGTAAACAAAGCAGAAGAACGTACCGCTTTAATCTATCAGAAACCATTAATTGATTACGAAAGCCCAAGAGCATTAACACAAATCTCTAACTTTTATAATGACCCAAAAGATGGCCCAGTTAGAGGATATGTTTTACATTCTTTAGACAGATTTTCACTGTCAGATGAAGGCTTTAGCGGAACACCAAAAAAAGGCGGCAAAATCACAACTATTACTGACGGTAAGTTAGTTGTTGCCGAATAGAAGGGAGGGGGAAAATAAATATGTTAAAATTTAGTACACAACATTTAAGAAATGTATTTTCTGACGAAGAAAAATATAAAGTTTTTAGAAAACTCTGCTATGACTTAAATCATGGAAATGAAATTTTCGAGTACGGAGACGACGGCGTTGAAAGAGCAATCTCAAAAGATGAAGCTAATAAGGCTGTCCGCAAAGTTCTTATGGAAATCTGCGAACTTGACGAAACTGACTTAAAGTCTAAGAAAAAGCGTAAGAGAGCTCTTAAATCCCATTTAAATGAGGTATTCGAGGTAATCGAAGAAGATGTAGATTTCAAAGTATCTACTGCCTTCAAGGATTCCGAATGGTTCAATGAGTTCGTTGAACAGAGAAATGTTGCTCTTGGAGATGATGAAGAGTTCTGGACGCAGGATGATATTACGCTTGCAGTTGCAAAAATTTCAGGCGACCATCATGACCTTACAATGCAAAACCTCGGAGAAGGTGAATCCTTCAAAGTTCACACTTCTACTTACGGAATGAAAGTAGGTAAAGATATTGATTTAATCCTTCTTGGAAGAGTCAACTTTACAGAACTCACAGATAAGATTGCTGAAGCATTTGCATCCATGATTCAGACAACTTGCTATGAAGAAGTATATAATGCATCCAGCAAACTCCCGAATAATTCTCAGTTTGTTAAGTCTGGCCCTCTGAGTTCAGAGACAAAAGAGAAATTCGACACACTCCTCGAAGACGTTGCTACCGCAAACGAAGCAGAGATTGTCATTATGGGAACAAAAATGGCTCTTAAGAAGATGAACGCTTTAGCTGATATCGACTGGAGATCGAATTCACAGAAAGAAGCTGTTGCATCTCTTGGACATCTTGGTACATATGAAGTAACAGACTTAATCGAAATTCCTCAGAGATTTGCTCGCAACGACGTTACAAAGAAGTTAATCGACAATAAAATGTTGCTTATCTTTGCAAAGAATCAGGAAAAATTCGTTAAGTTTGTAGACAAAGGCGAAACTGAAATTACAGAAGATGGACAGAATAAAGGTGACTTAGCAGATGACTTCCAGACATACGAAGTACAGAGAGAAATGGGCGTAAGTACTATTCTCCCACGCTATTTCGGAGTATGGAAAATCACTGAATAAAAATAATTTCTTAGCGGGTGAGTACTCTTTTTACTCTCCTGCTATTTTTAGGAGGAAAACGGATTGGCTACTACAAGAGCGATTAAAACTACAAAGAAAACTCCTGCTGCTCCCGCAGTTCCAAAAGAAACTGTGGCTACAGTAGAAGTTACAAAAGAAAAAAGAAAATTTGAACCCGAAGAATTAGTTTCTTGCGTATCTGTAACGCCCGGAGAATTATTTATGGTCGGATACAAGAGCCATAACTTATATACGTGGGCAGATTCAGATGATGTTATTGGAGTAGAATTCAGAGATTTGGATTATGCCGTTAAAGCAAGAAAGGCAACAGTTACAGAGCCATATATCGTTGTTGATGACGAAGATTTCTTAGCTTTACACCCATTTTTAAGAGACATCTACGCAGGAATTTATTCAATTAATGAACTTAAGAGCATTTTATCCTTATCTCCATCTCAGATGGAAAGAACAATTAAAGCCCTTCCTGAATGGGCAATCAATTCTTTTAAAACAGTTGTTTCTAGTATGGTAGATGATGGAAGTTTAGATAGTATTAAGAAAATCAAAATTCTTGACGATATTTTTGGTACTGAAATGCTACTTAAATTAACAAACTAAAGTGGGTGACTCGATGGTAGTCATTCCATACGAAGATATTTATTCTCGATTTCGTCTGAAAATTACAGATTTTAAAATGTTGTCTATGGATGAAGATTTACTAGAATTGATGTGTCAAGAATGGCTAATGGAATCAGTCTCGAACCCTCGTTTTAGAAAAATGTTCTCATCTTTTACTGCCGATAATGTAAAAAAGATTATTAGCTTTGAGTTATTATATCCAGTAGATGACGCATCAGATTCTTATTTTATCACTTCCTTAC